TGCTGCAACGGGGGGAACTCTTGGGATAGATTTTAGGCAAGGAAGGAGGATAACATTTACTAACAACATCATCCAAGGTTATGAAACAAAATTTGGTTTCGGGGACAATGCTTATAATAGCGTCGCAGAAATGGACTACAATCAGTATGGGAGTGGTTCTTTCCGTAATCTTAATAACATCTATGGAAGTGGAGGGACACAGACAAGAACTAGTTTGGCAACGTGGAGAACCACTTCTATGGGAGGCTATAATCCCGATGCTCACGGTCTGGCATCTAACCCTTTATTTGTTAATTCATCTGGAATTATGAACACTATTGCTGATTTTGCATTACAGGCCGGATCACCATGCAAAGGGACTGGCAAGGCAGGGGTTGACATGGGAGCAAATGTTGCATTAGTAGGGGTCATTGGTGGTGTTTCTCCACCGCCAGCACCATCCACGGTTAGTGGATGTACATTATCATTAACAGAAGTACACTAGGAGGAAGTATGAAAACAGTTTTAAGCGTTCTTATGATCTTGGTAGCAACAACGGTATTTGCCAGCCCGTTCTTAGTCTGTGACCCACAAGCAGGAGTTCAGACATACCAATTGACTGGCCCATCATGGGTAGTAACCACGCCAATATCAGCACAGGCTGACGGAAGTATTCGTTATGACGTAGCAAGTGCGGTTGTAGGGACTAACTCTCTCACCGTTAGGGCGTGTAAGAGTGATCCTATCTGGGGGGCCGTATGTAGCACGCCCGTCCCTTTCTCGTTCGTACGTCCGGCAGCAACACTTTCTGTACCAAGTGGCTTAGGTCTTGTACCATAAAGAGTACGTGGCGGTGGTATAAATAGGAGGATGTAATACGAAAACTAATAATTGTATTTATAACATTAATACTCATAGGATTATCAATGAATAGTGAACAAAAAGCAAAAGTAGTAGAATTAAAAGACGAAGAAGTAATGGCTTTAACCTTATATGGTGAAGCAAGAGGTGCGTCGTTTAATGCCAAACTTGGGATGGCTCAGGTAATGTGGAATCGAGCAAATGACGGTAGGTTTGGTAATGGCATTAAAGAAGTCGTTACTAAGCCAAAACAGTTTAGTTGTTATAACGATAGTGATGCAAATCTCCCAGTTCTCATGGAGGTTGCTGAGGACTTTGGTGGTAAATTCGAAGAGAACATTCATTTAAGAGAATGCTACATGGTTGCCCTAGCAGTCATCAACGGCTACATTCAGGGCAAAGTCAAAGACTCTCTGTACTACCACACTACAGGAGTCAATCCCAAGTGGAATAAAGGAATGACCTTGGAAGCAAAAATAGGGAATACCCTTTTTTGGAAGGAGAAGAAATAATGCATATAGGATTTGTGCTTAAATTGGCTGCCTTGTGGCAGTCCATAAAAAACATCTTTAAGGGAGGGAGTAAATGACATTTGCAGCGTTGTTACCACTAATAGTGTGGGCAGTACCAAAATTGGTAATGCTTGCAGAAGGTATCTTTAGTTGGGGTACAAAGACTGGTACACAGAAGAAAGAGTATGTTACTACCAGTTTAAAGACTATCGTTGATGGTTTTCAGGAAAAGACTACAGGTGGAGCAAAAACATCTTGGGACAAATTAGCTCCTAGTATTGATATGCTTATAGAAGGTGCAGTAGGTATCGGTAATGCAGTTGGTTTTTTCGAAGACGAGAATGCGAGTATAAGCAGAGGTGCATAATGGCTTGGCAAGATTGTTTTAATGATAAGTTCTGGGTCTATATTTGTTCAACTGGGATAGTAGTTGGAGCAATGCTTCTAGGAATACCAGGAGCAGATACGTTAGCCACTCTTGTACTAGGTGGTATGTTTGGGTCTGCTACAGGAACTAAATGAGCGATATAGATCAATTAAATGGTTGGGAAGGGTTCTTTGAACATATCATAACTGATACGTTCAGAATCCTTGTCAACTGTGATTCAAAGATAATAGCTATATTTACGGGCAACCAGTTTGGAAAGACTGATAATGTTGCCAAGGACTATGTCCTTCGTATCATGGGTATACATCCAGTAGAGAAGAAGAACATACGTCCTCATGACAGGGTGAGAACGTTCAGGTTCTGTTCCAACACTTTGCCTTCTGATGTGGGCGGTGGGGAGGTAAGGAACACACAGTATCCTGCATTTAAGAGGAGACTACCTAATGGTCTCATTAAGAAAGATATAAACTCTCGTAGACCAGTTATCCAGCTCTACGACCCACAGGGGGGACCAGATATCAATATCGAGTTTGTGTCTTTCAATCAAGAGGTGCAAAGTACGGCTGGAGTTCAACGTCGCTCTGTCTGGATAGATGAGAACTGTGGACAGGAATTTTTCGACGAGCAAGTCCCTAGATTACTTGCAGCTGATGGGGATTTGATAATGACCTACACTCCGACACCAGGTAGTTCAGGTTGGGAGTTTGATTCTCTCTACGAGAGAGCGTCAACTATATATAGGTCACCAGCCGTATGCAAAAGAATCTATGAACGCACAGATGAGAAGTTCCCTATAGTGTGGAGAACGGATAGTAAAGAAGATATAACAGTAATCATGGCAGCTACAGATGACAACCCTACATTAAGTACAGATGTTATAGAGGGATTGTTCACCATGTACGATGATGAGGACGTGATCGATGCTAGACGATATGGTCTATTCAGACAATTATCTGGACGAGTGTTTAAATCGTTCAACAAGATGCATATTATTCGACGGAATGAGTTTTTCCCCACAGGGTTACCTCATGATTGGGTACATGCGAGAGGTATTGATTGCCATCCTAAAGTGCCATGGGCATGTGGATTCATCGCATTGTCTCCTAATGATGAAGCCTTTATCTATGACGAACTCAACCCTTCTCCCGAAAAGTTCGTGAGTTATGAGATAAGTAAACAGTTAGCCTTTAAGAGTGGGGAACAAAAATACGCACTAGACTTGATTGACCCTTGGAGTACAAACAAGCAGCCAAATAGCGGATTGACACTCTTAGAGGATTTAAACAGATACTTTTGGGAATGGAGAAAAGAAGGTATATGTCAAGGTGCATACTTCCAGACATGGGACACCCACGGAGACCATGGTAGAGACTTGATTAGGCAGAGACTTAATAACTCTATTAGATGTGGTGTACCTTTTAATAACTTAGTAGAGGAACATGGTAGGAAGAAACGTCTACCTACCTTGTGGGTATTAGACAACTGTACTAATACGGTACAACACTTCAAGAACTGGAGAATGGAAGAATGGGCTAACAGAGACCAGTTACTTACTAAGGATGAGAAAGATAAACCTCAAGCTAAGTGGAGTCACTTCCCAATGGTGTATGAGGGAATCATGAAGAGTCCTGCATTCAGTGTATCAAGATACAGAGGGACTGTTCTTCCTCATGATAGGAAGGCAACCCATCTGCAATATAAGCGAGGTGAGCATTTTGCCACTCTTTGATTTCACCTGTATTAAGTGTCTAAAGTTATTTGAAGCAATAGTTAAATTAGAGAACTTGGATAAAGAACAGAAGTGTCCTCATTGTGGGGAACCTATTAAAAGATTAGTATCAGCACCAAGAAGAATAAACATTCATTAAGGAAAAGAAATGGGAAAATATGGTGAACGAGAGAAACATGTAACATCCATTGTCATGGATAACGAACTAAAAGTGGGGATGGATAACTCTAGTGCATTCAACAAAGATTACGAAGCACTGTTAGATATGCTTGAGTGTGAAAGAACCGAGAAGGAATATGATTGGATGTCTAACTACTTTCTCCCTGAGTTCGCCTCTATTATCCTATCAGATGCTTCTGACTGGGCAAACCAGTACTTCCAGACCAGAGGGTTTGTGGAAGTGAAGTTGGAGGGAGATAATCCAGATGATGAAAAGAAGTGTAAGGCTGCAAAACTCTGTCTTAATAAAACTCTTAACATGCGAGAAATCTACCATTATCACAAGTACATCAGGGCTAGGATGGTTAATGCTTTGGCTGGCCACGTTTATGCTTTATGCTGGTGGGAAACTCTTAGGAATAATCGCGTTATAGGTTATACTACACGCCAGGTCCCCACTGGTATGGACAACATGGGGAATCCTATCGTGAATCCAGTTATGCAAGAAGAGATGTTTGATGAAGTAGATGAACCAGTAGTTGATGACAGCATTGTTTACGATAGGTTCAACTATGACATAGTAGACCCACGTAACGTATTTGTAGACCCTAAGTATTCATATACGGTACAGGACAAGGACTGGATAATCATAAGGTCTCAGAAGACATACGAAGACCTTAAGATGGACGAGACCTATAACAACTACATCAACCTTGACGTCATTAAAGATATAGTAGAGAAGAGAAACGACACAGAGACACAGACAGATGCCAATACCCTTAAAAGAGATACAATGAAAAGTGTACCACAGAAACCAATCAATAAATACTTCGATGTGTACGAACGTTATGGTGTTTTCTGGTGTACAGTCTTAGAGAGGGATGGTGATAACAAACCAACTAAGATAAGACCAGGATTTAATGAGGATGGCACAGTTGCAAAGAACGCAGTGCTACTTGAAACTATCATTGCTTTCGCTCAGAATGGCGGTACGCAAACATTAATACGTTTTGAGGTAACACCCTTTGTAGACAACAAAGGATTGCCGTACAAGCCAATTGTGAGAGGCTGGTGTTATATTCATCCTTCCAAGGATGATGGTATGTCAGATGGCAAGTTCATGAGGGAACTACAGATAGCATTGAATGACCAATTCAACTTAGCTAATGACAGAACCATGTTGGCTACCATGCCAACCTTAAAGGGGAAAAAGTATGCATTACAAGATAACTCAACTATTTACTTTGAACCAGAGCACGTTATGGAACTTGAGTCTCCTGATGATGTGGTTGAATTCAAAATTGCCGATGATATACAAGGTTCTCTAGCACAACAGCAAATGCTCAAAGCGTTCATGGAACAGGTTACTGCTAAGTTCCCTACCGCGATGGGAGAACTCCCAAGGCAGGCATCTACTACAGCAACCGCTATTTCAGAGACTGCAAACAAGGCGGGTGGTAGAGCAAACTATAAGTCACTCACAGTAGAGTATACTTACTTAGCAGAACTGTACAACATGATACTTCAGATGACTTGGCAGTTCATGCAACCAGAAACAGCTACTAAAATATTTGGTATAGATTTACTTGAGTTCTTTGACCCTAATGGAGATTATACGTTCCA